ATTCGGTTATATTTTTGTAACCACCTTGCCTACTGAAGTAAACTGTTAATTCTGCAACAATCATTTTTTCTTCTTTTTTCATTAATTCTACAGCAGTATCTAAATCAGCAAATGTAATTCCTAGTTCTTCTTGCTGATAAGATAGTTTATTAGGTTCAAAATCTACTAAATAAATATCACTCATTAGAATGGTATTTCATCATCTAAACTTGGAATATTATTAGTTTGAGCAGGTGCAGGTTTTGCACCAAATGAAAAGCTATTAACCTTTAAGCTAAGAATGGTTTTGTTTACACCATCTTTTTCATATTCTCTTGTGGATAACTCGCCATTTACAAATATTTGCTGACCTTTTAGAAGATACTTAACTGCTCCCTCACCTTGCTTTCCCCAGATGGCACAATCTACCCATAAAGTCTTTTTGTTATCTCCATAGCCAACATTAGTTCCTATAGAAAAATTACAAACATTATATCCACTTACTTCTTTTAATTCGGCATCTTTTGCAAGTCTGCCATCAAAATTACAATTATTCACTTTTTAACTCCATTAATTTGTTTTGCCATCTTTCTGCAATATAATAACTAGATGTTTCAAATTTAGGCACAGTATCGTTATTCTCTGCCAATATTGAAAATCTCATTTCTTCTAATGCTCTTATAAAAACATTCATTTGCGACCTAGTGATTTCAATATTATATTTTTTTTTCATATGTATAACCTTTCATTCTTCACTTATGCTGATGACTTTTAGTTCATTATGCAGGGTTTGATAATCTCGCCTTTTAGCAATATTTTCCCACCTTTTTTCTGCTTCCTCATAATTTCTGGCTTTAATATTTACATTGTAATATTTGGTTTCCTTACAATGAATAACAAAACTATTTAGATTTATTTCATTTTTTATTGTCATATAAATCACCCCACTCTTTATTATAAATTCTTTCTTTTAACTTTTCTATCCATTCCTTGTTTATAGACTTATCTTTGTGTGCCAAATCATGGCATGACCTACAAACTGGAAATAAATTATCAATTCTATTTAATCTGTTGTTTTTAACCCCACCCATGCCTTTTGGAATAAGATGGTGTATATCTACAGCTTGCTGTCTAAAGCAACCCCAACAGATGGGAATATCGTCTGCATGATACCCCCAAAAGTCGGCAAATAGTTTTTTATAATTTTTTGAGGTTTTCATTAAAAGCACTTACTGCATTTCTTGTTAATTTTTCAATATCCTCAACACTAAAATGCCCAGAACCCATTGACCTGCCAACAATACCAGTTACAAAAATATCTAATCTTTGTGTATCGCCTTTATTAAAACCATTAGCAGGTGGTGTAAAGTTTGAATTGTTTACAACATTACCTAATGTTTGAGGTGCATTATTTTGCTGAACATTATTATCAGCAATTTGAACATCTTTAACATTAGTATACTGATTACCATTTGCTGACGTTTTAACATTCATTATAGTGTAGCTGATAGCATCACCAGACTTTGGCATAGGGTTCATAACTACACCCCTATAATAAAGTCTAGTTCCATCAATTAGATTTATTGAATAGTTAGGTACACCATCTTTAGTATTATCATAAATTTTATCTATTATATTAGCCATTTTACCCTCTATTTATTTATTACATTATAGCCACGACCCTCAAGACATCTATTAACGAAGTCTGTGCGAGTGTCTAATTTTGGACTTAACCATAAAACTTTCCACCTAAGATTATTATAGATGGTTTTGCCTATGTTCCAACCTGCACTTGTCTGGTCTTCAACTAGGCTTTTACAAGTAAAATAGTCATCATGGAATCTGTTCATATCGCCTTTGATATTTGCAGATGATTTTCCCCTACTATCTACTATTGGCATTGTAGAACACCCCCCCATAGATATTAGAACGAAAATTATTGAAATTCTTTTATACATTTTTGATCTCCAAATCATTTATAAACCTACATTATTTCTTTGGTTAGGTCTATAAAAAAAACATTAATAAACAGAAACCTATAGTTCCGTAAACTATAAATTCCAAAAGATAAACACCATAATTTTTAAAAAAATTAATCATTAGTTTGCATCATCTTCAATTAGTTTAATAAAGGTAATTATTTTACCATATGCGAAACAACCTTTTCTTGTACTGCATTGAGATAAACCATATTGATGCGAGAACTCTTTCTTCTCAAGACTTTTAAATTCAGCTTTCGCATCTTCGTAATAACTCCATAAAGTTTCTGTTTTAATCCTCATTATTTTACCCCTTTTAATTTTTCTAATACTAATTTATTTAAGTTATATCTGACTGAATAATAAAGATTTAGTTCTCCTTTATCTCCACTCTTTTCTAACTCTTTTTTATTTAATTCTCTGGTTTCAACCACTATTTCATTATACTCCTTAACAACCCCATAGTATTGAGCCACAGACATATTCAGAACCCTAACAGTATAGAGTTCTGTATTTCCAATTTTAGGTAGCTTATTCATTAGTTTACCCCTTTAAGTCTGTTTAATTTAAAATCCAGACCTTTAAGAATCATTGATGTAGCTATTAGATCATATTTGCTATCTTCAATAAGTTTTCCATTTTCAAAAACTGGTGGAGTGTATTTCCAAACTTCCCAAAATCTTGTAATTCTATTCTTTTTTAAAGAACAGTTTTCCCAACCATTAAGATAATATCTTTTTCTATCATTAGGATTTCTTTTTATATTTTCCATATTGATCTCCAATTATTATTATTAAAAAAAAAGGAAGTGCATAAAGCACCCCCCATTAGAAGTTGTAGTCGTAAAATTTGATAGGCTTATCTGATAAACCATACCTAGAACCATATTTATCTTTCCAAGTGTAACAAGGCTTATATGATCTAGTTGGGTGGTCATATTGCTGACCAGACTTATTAAGTCTAATTCTAACTATTGGATTAGCTTCATTAGAAGTAATATGCCATTTCTGGTCATCTTGATTTGCTACATGATGAGAAAAACCACCTTGATATATTTTCATATCCCATTTGATTTTTTCTGCACTCATTTCTCTGATTTCAATACACTTATCAGAAATAACCTTTACAACCTCATAAGGGTTAATATCTGTGTAACCTAAGTAATTTGCGAATTTTTGTTTGATTGTCATTAACTTGATCTCCAATTTATTATTATTATTATTAAATGACATTATTGCCATAACCTAGCTTAAACTCTAGGTTTATATATGTCAAACCCTAAATGCACTTTTTTTAATTATTTTCAAACTATTGTTAAATATGGCTTTATTTGATACTATCTGATAGAAAGTAATTATACTCTGATCTCCAATCGTAGTATAAATAGGGGATAGATTAAGGTTTATCCCCTATGACTAAAGAATCAGCCATACAAATAGCTTGTAATCAGCTACTAAACATCTTAGCCAATACCTACTATTTCAGACATTTTCATGTACCAAATGAGGGTAAAAGGTCTATTTATCTTCATGCTCAAATGAAAAAAATGGGTTTGAAATCTGGCTGTCCAGATATAATTGTTGAATATCCTATGGGTAAAATTCTTTATATCGAACTTAAAAATGAAAAGGGCAGGTTGTCCGAAAATCAAAAGTTGTGGGCAGTACAATCTAAAGGATTAGGTACACCTCATTTTGTAGTCAAGGGGGGTCTGACCGAATGTTTAGATCAAGTAAAACAAATTATTGAAACTAACATTCCTATGAGGTGTTGAGGATACTGCCTAACCCTTTAGCCTTTTAGTGGACAAAAGTCGCTGTACTGCCCTTAAATCGCCCTTAAAGGGCATCTTGTTCTTTCTGGTTCTAGTCTTTCTTCTTCTCATAGGTCTTTTTCCTATAAGTTCAGAAATAGTAGATGTAGTTGTTAGACCACTCACTTTTTCTTTTTCTTCATAACTTTCTTTTTCTTTTTAGGTGGTCTACCTACTTTAGTTCCATAAGTTCCTTGTCCTTTTGGCATTTCTCTTTCCTTTCTTTGTTTATTTTTTAGTGTAATTACATGAAGATGGTAAAAATAATTCCCAATCTTATTAAAAAACTTAGCTAATGTTAGCCAATGCCACAACATCATTTTTTCAAGTTCTCCCTTGCTACACCTTTTGACTTTTCAAAACTTCTCATTCCACCCAATCCAAGTAATGAAAGTGTTAAAGTCATAAGTTCAGAGGTGGCTAGTTTTGGTAAAGCTATTTCTGGCAACCATATTGCTGTTGCCCATTCAGCTATAGGCATTATAAAAAATTGTGTTAATAGACCTAATGCACAAATCCACATGATAGCAGGTCTTGCACCTGCAACAAATAGACTAGGGTGTTTAGCTTGTGCTGTATTAGCTTCAATTTGACCTTTTGCCAATTCTTGAGCATGGCGAGATGCTAATGTTGCCAAGTCATGTGCCAACTTATTTTTTTGGTCTTTATCTTCTATAAATTTACCAACTAATTTTGATACTGGTGCAATTAGTGCTGTTAACATTTTATTAACCTTTCTCCAGGATTTTACCCCTATAAATCAACAACTTAGATGCTTTTCCTCATCTTTTCTATTAACCTATCCCATCTATTTGTGGTTTGATTATATGCCCTGCTATCTTTCATTTCTACAATAGCTGTTTCAATATCATTATCTTGTAAGGCTTTTTTAAATTTCTTAAATTGGTTTAATTTTGGCAACCCTAATTGAAATGACATATGGATTACACATTCTTTAACATTATCGTCTATATCCATACCTTTATAAAAAGTTTCTGCATCTTGTATAGAAACCCCTAAATCTAAAACAAATAGTTCTCTTGCTCTTTGTTCTGTTATTGGGTTCATTAGTTCATCTTTTTCATCATCACGAATTAAATGCCCACAGCCGATTGTCCAGAAGCCTAAATGGTCTTGATAGGGTTCTAATACCAAATGACCCTCCTCCCTCATTATATCGTCTTTTAATGTCTCTAAATCCATTATTTATCCACCTTATGTTCTTGACCTATCCAAATTCCAAAAATTCCAGTCATTACACCCATAACAACCGATACAAAAGCTGATTGTGATGCTGTGGGTGCATCTAACCCCATAAACCATTCTGCACATCTCCACGACATTACAGTACTAGCCAACATCATTAATCTTGGTAATATTTTCCATTTTAAAAAAGTTTCAACATTCATCTTAATAATATCTCATTTAAACCAAAACCCTCTAATAAAATAAGGGTGAAAAACAACAATAAAATTCCACCTGCTATTAGTTTACCAGAAAAATTTGTAGAACCAATCTTTATTGCAACAAATTCGTTTCCTAATATTCTTAAAGATAATTCAAAACTATTTTCATCTATTTTAAGTTTTAATGGTTTTTCATACATTTTTTTAGTATCTAATTTTTTTTCCATTAATAAACCTTTACTTTGTTACTATCTATTTGTGAAACTAATTTACAAATACATTGATATGTTTCTGTTCCATCTTCTGACATAAATTGTTGATCGCTTAACTTTTCTGCATAATAACTACAATCATTAACAGATTTGAAATAAATTTTAGAAATATTTTTTTCACTTGGTTGCATAGCACAATATAATAAAAATGCAGTGATCATTTAGCTATACTCCTCAAACTTTCCATTACAGAATCTATTGATGGTTCTTTCCCATTAGGATTTAAAACACATTTATAGTTTCTCGGACAACCTATATGAACATCTGTAAATTCCATCTCATATGTTTTATTTGCTCCAATATAAATACAAGCTAATTTATTTTTAAAAACTTTCATTTTTTTTAATCTGCAAGTTGTCATAGTAGGTGGTATTATTGTTCCATTATTTAATTTTTGATTTCTGGTATAATCTTTAGGTGCATTATAAATCTTACCTTTTGCATATGCTTTAACTCCAATAACTAATAATCCCATCATTATACCAATACCAATAAAAGCATAAGCAACCCATTTTAAAATCTCCATTATTTCTTCTTGTTGTTTTCTAGCTTGTATTCTTTGCTGTTTATGTGCTTCTTTAGCTTTATTTATTCTATTGGCTCTTTCTGCAATTATTTCGTCCCATGCAGTCGCACCAAATCGCATATTAATTATGAATTTTAATTCTTCTCGCTTTTCTTCTAATAATTTTCGATTAATAAAATCATCTGCTGACTTTTCTACTGAACCAAACTGTTCAGCAATAGACATACCTTTTCCCTGCTTTTTATTCATTTGTTCTTCACCAAGAAAGAACCCATCAATTTGCTTGGCTATGCCAGATATATCTTGAACTGTACTGATGTTGCTTTTAATAAACTCTACTGATTTTTGAACTAGAGCAATACCAGTTAGAACTTCTGCAACAACCATTCTACCTCACTAATAAACCTATAAGTAAAACAATAGCAGTTCCACTTGTACCAATCATAATATGTTCGATACGTTTAATTCTCAAGATACTTTCTTTCCATCTTTCGTCTGATAGAACTATATGTTTTTCTAAAGAAACATGAATTTCTTGTAATGATGGTTTAGCCATTTACACCTCGTCTGGGAAATCATAGATTGGAGCATTGCCAGTAGGTTTGCCATCACTATCAACTGGAACATCAAATAATTTTTTAAAATCAGCTAACTTACTACAAGCATTTATTTTATCTTCTATAGTTTTACTGGCAGTTCTAACATCTGTTCTATATTTGCTTATGTCAGAGGGTATTGCTATATCTGCTTCAGCTTTTCTTGTTACATACCAATCAGAACTAGATAGTAAACTATTAGCAGAAGTTTTAGTCTTTGCAATCCAATTTGATTTAAGACCTAACTGAACCATTTGCTTTCCAGTCATAGGGTCAATAACAGCTTTGCCATCATCATCAACTACGTTTTCATCTACTAGTTTACGTTCAATACCTTTTGCCCAATAAAATTTATTGTCATAACTAGTATCAACGTCAGCTTCTATAGATACACCCCACTTTTTTAAATCATCAGCAGACCATGAACTTGACCAGTTATAAGGGTGCTTAAACCCATCATCATCTTGCCATGCCTTTCCAACTTTAAGGTATCTTTCTTTGTATTTATAAGCCATTATTTTCTCCTATCTATTAATCACCGAGCCAAGCTATATTTAAAAGGCACTTTGGCAAATGCCATATATATATATGTTCTGCCACTTCCATTTATTTCTGCACCAGTTCCTCTTGGTTTAAATCCATTAGATAGTATATCAATGTGATGGGTTGTTGTTACACTACCCTCAGAATTTATAAGATTTGGGTGCATATTTATATTCGCAGGGTTTATTGGATTCCTTACTTCATCATGCAAAAACCAATTAGTAGAACTATTACTTGAACACTTGGTAAGAATAAAAGAAGCACGAAAACCTAAATAAACAAACGTACCATCTGGAGAACCATTTCCAGTATAACTGCCAAATTTTGAGTAACCCTCTACCTCTGCAAAACAATAGGCAACATATGTGCTTCCACTAGAACCATTAACATCATTGCTTGTTCCTAAAGTTAAAACAGTTGGAGATGGTAATGTAGTAGAACTATTGTTTCCAAATCTATCATCTAAATTAGATGTTTCTCCTGCAAAAGTTTCATTTAGATAAATATATCTAGTTGGGTCAGCTCCGTGCCAAACAAACCATCTTTCACTGGCAGACCTTTTCTTAATTATTACCATTTGAGGTGCAATAGCAGAACCACCTACAGTTAAGCCGTGTCCTACTGTTGCTCCTGCTGAATTATTTGATGTATAAGTAACAATGCTTAACCCTGCATCTGTGTTTGCACTCACATTACTCGTAATACTGCCATCTGTATTACTTGATGTGCTTCCTCCTGCTTTCCAATTCCAACCAACATATGTTCCACCACTTTGATTAATACCCTCTAATGTATGACTGACATCTGAACCTTTTTGTACAGTAAATCCACCATTCTCAAAATTATTTATATCACCAAAATTTATCCAAGTTGAGCCTGCTTCAGTTTGACCCTCTTGTGAACTACCATTTGATGATAAACCATTAAATAAATCTACACCACGAGCTATGTCTAGTAA